GGCGTGTTGAACCACGCTCTGTTGCGATTGATCCAGGCAACTGCCTTTGGAGACGCCGGTGGTCTGGTCGGCTCGGCAGTGGGGGAGGAAGCGGCGGGAGTCGGAGCAGGCAACGCGGTGGGAACTTCGGTGGGCAGAACACGTTTTGCTTCGCGTACCTGATTCTGCCGAAAGCGCAAGGTATCCAGTTCAGACTGCACCTTCATTTCAGTGTCGTAGTTACCGTCCTCCCGCGCCTGCCGCAACTCCTGCGATTTAATCTGGATGTCACGATCAAAGGCGATCTCCAGAACATCTGCGTGTTGACGACGCAACTCCAACAGTTGCTTATTCGCTGCCAATAGTTCAGCGTCCCGCGCTTGGGAATATTGAATGGCTTGTACTGCCACCTGACGCACCTGCGCGGACTCCGCTTCAATCTTGCGACGTACGCGAATCTCACGCTTGATGCGCTTCTTGAAAGATTCCGGATAGGCTTTATCCGTTTCCTCCAAATCGGCATCCGTAACTACGGGTTCCCCCGGAACAGGCTCGGGTTCCGGATCAGTGGGGGCAGCATCCGCAGGGGGGGACTCTGTGGTGGGGGGTTCAGCCGCCCCTGCGGTATCGTCCTCCTCGTCCTCGACAATAATTTCTACGTCGTCATCAATCGAAGTAGTAGCCTCGTCAAGTGCATCCTCCTCAGCTTCTTCACGGGCGATGTCCTCAAGCGTGCTTTCTTGTTCAAGTGCCATTCGTATTTCTCCTATATGGAAGTTGCAACAGTGTCGGGATTAGGAATAACAGCAAGCATCTCATCGTCGTTCAACAGGATCAACTTGACCCCCTTGTGCAACATCTGCGCTCCCGCGTGGCGTCCGTAGAACACAGTGTCTCCCACCTTAGGAAAATCCTTGCCCGGTTTGGTGCCATCGCCACCCAATCTCTCATGCGCCCCCGCAGAAGCACCGAGTGCGACAACTTTCCCAACGCAGTTTAGAATCTCCTGCGCTTCCTGATTCTGAATGGGGATGATGAACCCACTCTTAGTCACTTCCTTCGGCTTGACTGGCGCAATTACCACATGCCAAAACAGCGGTAGCGGAAACTCATCAAAAAAATCAGAGGGAAAATCCGTGGTTGTATTCATCCATTCGCCGGATATTTCAAAGTCGTCCGCACTCACTCAATTTCCTCCTTCCTAAAAAGATTAACAAACCAAGTTTTCACCATCTGTCGCAACTCTGCACACGTATTCCAGCGAACCATCAACACCAGTTCGTTGTCACGAACAACGTCCCCGAATTTAGTGGTCACTGGACGATACCCATTGGCAGCGTGTTTAGCGATGGCATAATCCGCGCACCACCGATACATATGAAATCTCTTGCGCGTTCTGGCTCTATTCGGAAGAAGAAACTTCTCTTGTTCCCGACGCATCTTCATCGCACGAACTGCTTCGTGATACCGCATAGCTTCACTCATCAGCTTCTCCTTCGTCAGTCAACAAGCGAAACACCTGATCGGTGATGTCCATTCCGTCCTTCAAGCCCTTGAGTCTCCCACACCGCTGCTTGTAATCAGCGTAATCAACGCATTGGCCTGAAGTGATCCCGTCCGCGATATGTTGCATCGCTATCGCGGCGTTCTTTTTCAGCCGATCTCTAACATCTAACAGTTGCATCAAGCATCTCCTCTATTGAAAACGTGGTTCTCGATTAACCATCTCCGCAGTCTGGGGAAACTGACTGCCGCCCTGCCCGCCCATCAACATCCGACTGACTGCTTCCACTACCGCCTGGAACGGCAAGCCAAGCGCCTTGCTCAAAACCGCCAACTCGCGTGGTGACATCTGCGCACCGGTCTGCTTAATGAACTCATCGGCCTGCTTGACCATCTGCGGAGACAACCCCGACAACGCATCCTTGCGATCCACATCCGCCGCCATCGCCATGTCCTTGCGCTGCTGATCCCTCTGGAACGCGACATCCTTCAACTGCTGCTCCTGCTGCGCCTGAACCTGCGGATCGGGTCGTTGCGACTGCTGCGCTTGCTGTTGCGCTTGCTGTTGCGCTTGCTGTTGTGCTTGCTGTTGTGCATTAATCTGCTGTTGTTGCCTCGCTGCGGCCACAGCAATTTGCGTCTCTATTTGCGGCGACAGGTCAGGATACATGGGCTGATTCTGTTCCGGATACCACTCCATCGGCGGCAGCGGGACACCCGCCATCATGAACTGCATATAGTGTGTCATCGCCATGTGTTCCTGAATGTGTGCGTTCATGGTCGGTTGCATATTCGGCGGCATCTGCATTGCCTGTGCCTGATGTACAAGCAAGTGCGCCTGATGGTTCTGATCTAAATACGCCCGAATAGGAATCCCACGAACGGCCATCGCCCCCTCACTGATCGGATCGGCACGGACCGCTTCCTGCTTCTTGGGGAAGAAACGATCAGGGTTAGGCATCCGCATGGCGGTCAGGAGGTTAATCGCCGCTTCCCGACGATCCGAGATGTCCACCATCCCCTGCGTAAGCTGCAATGCCGTCTGTGCCATCGCCAACCGCTGCGCCGTACTGAAAATGTTCGGGTCTGATACAGGGACAATGTCGATGCGGGAATCAAAGTCGGCGCGGAACACGTTGCCTTGTGCGGAGTTGGTGCGGTAGGGATAGACATCCGGCAGATTCTCTCCGTTCAACTCCGCGATGTGGATGAACTCATCACCGAACGCCTTGTGCAGCCGCTTGTGAATCCCACTGAACACCTTGCTCCCCTGCTCGATCTGGGCAACCATCGTACCTACCGGCCCTGTCGTCGCGGCGTCTCCGGTCATTGTCTCAGTAGTTGCCGCAAACTTCTGCCCCGCAGCAACCAGAACCCCAAGCAGACGTTCCAGCACCTGACTCGGCTCCTTGAACGGCGGCGTATAAAAAGATTTCTGCAACTCGTCAGCAGTCATCTCAGTGTCCAGCCACACCCCCGGCTCCAATTCCACATCCCCCTTCATCCGGCAGTCTCTGGACTTGAATCCCCCCTGCAACGTAGCAAACGCGCCAGAATCCAACAAGATTCTCAAAATCTCCGTGGCGGCTTCTCCGAGATTGCCGATGCAGTGCAACAAACCAAAGCCGTAGAATCCCAACCCCGGCAAAAACTTTTTATGGGTGAACCAGATGCGCTTATTCCGTAACGGGTCTGACTGCTTCCAGTTGCGATACAGCCCAATAACTTTCCCTGACACGGCATCGACCGTGATGATGTACGGCAGAGCAACTTCTTCGTGAGAACCGGGCAAGTCGAAATCAATGTGCGTTTCGTAAAAAACATGTTCCCGGTCTTCATCTCTGTCCCCCTCGTCTGTTTCCACCTGCCCGCCAAGTTCCTTAATCTCCTTGTCAATATCAGACTGCTCCGGCACGTCCGTGCTGTCTTTCACCGCATCCGTATAAACCCCCGCCGCGACAGCACGACGGTAGTCGTTGTGGGACATGACGATTTCGTGGGTGTAATGGGGAGCCGTCTCCAGATCGACGGCGCTGTACGGCACGATGAAGCGATCCGATCTTACCCAACGGGAGACCACCTTGCCCTTGGTTTTGCTGAAATACTGCTTATCGAATTCACTCCCACTGAATGCCAGGAGGAAAAACATCTGATCCCGCTCGTCGTAGTATGTCCGATCCTGTATCGTCAGTTGGAAATTCATAAATTGCTCGACACGGGTAGCCTGATCCAGTATATCCTTGGTCGCCTCGCCGATGACGGCACCCTTGACTGGCCCTCCCGGAGGAAGAAGTTCGGCCATCGCTCTTGCCTGAAACTGCGTAGCCGCCTCAAGCAGCAAAGGATGAGAAACGCGCCGCAAGCCAGATTCAAGCGTATCGTCAGCTCTGTAGACGCCGAGGGTTTTGAATCCCTGCTTGAGCGTGTCGTACCAGTCTTTCCTCGTGTCCTTGTCTGTGTCCACCAAAGCCTTGATCGTCGCTCCGATCTCATCCAGTTCTTCCTTGGGGAAGTATTCCGCCAAATTCGCGTTGAACGGCAGCGTCTCCAGGTTGGTCGAACTACCCTCTTCCCCTCCCACGAGTTCCCCCGTCTCCGGGTTTATATCAACCCCCTCATCCGACGCCATCATGTCTTCCATCGACATGGGCATCTCAACCTCAGTATCCGCGTACTCGGGATGGCGGGCGTCCTGCATCTGCGTCGTTATTCGTAACATGATTTTTCCTTGGTTAGTTGGAACGAACCGTCAGTCGGCTCTGCCGCCTAGCATAACTCCGCGTTGTGGTGCTGTCCATATGCGGGTCAAACCGCGTCGGGTCATCCTCGTCCTCGTCCTCATAATCCCTCGGCGTCTCCAGCATGAACAGGCGTCTGAGGAAATTCAGCGAGTGAAAAACAACGTCAGGGATGTCGTCGTGGGGGCCGTTGGGAAACTCCGCGCACTCCTCGATAATGTCCAGCGCCCACTTTCGGTCGGGGTAGTAAACAACTCCCTGCTCCAACAGGATGGTTGCCGCGTTCGCTCGGGCAACCTTGGACCCTCTGGGCACGATGGGCGTCACCGGTACCCCGCGCTTGCGAAGTTCCTGAATCAGCGGTATGCCACTCGCTGCCTTTTCCACAATAATCCGATCCGGCGTGTACTCCTTGTATGCCACCAGCGCATTCTCCACCAGCACCGGGAACGAGCAGCGCTCCTTCATCCGCTCCAGCATGATCGCACACATCCGGCCATCGCTGGCACGTTTGAATACCCCCCAAGTAATCCGTGCGCTGTAGTCGTTGGTTTCCCCTTCCTCGAAGGCGGTGTCGTACCCCTGAAGCAGGTACTCACACTCGGGCAGCGGCTTGTCGTCGGCCCACTTTTTCCACCAATCACGCAGGATGATCCCGCCTTCCACCTCCGTCGGAGACTGTAGGTACAGACTCGCCCACGTTTTGCGGGTGACGGTGTTCTTAGTTCTATTGAGCTCGGACAACGGCCACCGTCTCGGACTGAACGAATCTCCTGCGCGGTAGTGTCTGGGCTGCGTGATGTGCGGGTCATTGCTGCATTCATTCAATTCATCCGCCGCTTCTTCGTCGAGGATCGCCGGAATTTTAAGCACCACCCACTGGTCAGCGCCGGGTTTAGTAACACCATCCGCCAAAAGACGCCCAATCAAGTCGTCTACCCGCCATCGGGTCTGGGTTATCAAAATACAATTTCTTTCGGGTTGCCGCCGCGTGTAGAACCCGGCACCGAACCACTCATACACCCCGTCGTGCGTCGATTTGCTGAACATGTCCTGTTCGCTCACAGGGTCATCCACGAGGAGCAGATTTCCCCCCTTCCCCGCCGCGCCACCACCGACGCCTATTGCGTTGTATTCCCCACCCTTGGTCGTCCCCCACTGCGCCGCCGCGCGGCTGTCCCTGGAAATCTCGGTGTCCGGAAATATCTCAAGGTACGCGGGGTCAAGAAGCATATTGCGAATTTTCCGCCCGAACTTTTCAACAAGTGTGGCGGCATACGAGGCGTGAAGTACCTTGTCCGAGGGGAAATGCCCCATCCACCACGAAGGCAGCAACTCCGAAGTTGTCAGGGACTTGCCTGTGCGGGGCGGCATCATGATCATCAACCGGTCAATCTTTCCCGCCCGCAGCATTTCCAGATGTCGCGCAATAAGGACGTGCACCTCTTCAACAATAAAATAAGGGCAAACGTGTACGACAAAGTCAAGAAAGCTATCGCCCTTACGGCGTATGTACCGACGTCGCAGGTATTCCTGCACAACCAACTGATCCGCTGCCGAGAGGGCATTTAGGTCGAGGGATGAAAGATCAGGCGGGGAGGGCATGGTCCTGTGTGTGGTTCTGTGAGTGGTTCTGTGAGTGGTTCTGTGAGTGGTTCTGTGAGTGGTTCTGTGAGTGGTTCTGTGAGTGGTTCTGTGAGTGGTTCTGTGAGTGGTTCTGTGAGTGGTCGATGGTAATCCCCTGATTCGCCCCCGATGCCGTTTTCTTCATCACGATCTGAAGCACCTTCAATTCCAGTTCCCCATCCGGCAAAGCCTTCAGTGTTTCCGCCAGCCCTGCGGTATCCATCGCTCCCACTCCCTGCGCTTGCACCGGGTTGTCCAGCCCAGCCCATTTGACGGTATGCTTGATGAGGTCGGCACGGACGGCAGCGGGGGTCAATTCCGAAGACGCCAGACGGTAAGTGAGGTTGAGATAGAGTTCTGCCTGCGCCTGCGCTTTTTTGCGAAAAGTCCAGCCCTCGGTCTTCATCTCTTCAAGCGTCGCTTCGTATTCCCGCTGAAATACCGGACTGGCAAGGATGTTCTTGAAGTTCTCCGGAGTCAGGTTGTAGGAGTCGAGGATTTCCGCCAAAGTGCCTGCGCCGAGCGCCAAATCGAGAATCAGACCGTGTGGGTAAGGTTGCCGATTGGCAGGATCAGGCGGGACGCCCAGTTGGGCTATAACATCAGAGGGGGTCATAGTCGCCTGGCTCATGATTCAGTTCTCCGGTCATATAAATCCGCTTCGGGGAAATACGGCTTAATCGTCCGTCCTGTCTTCACCCGCCACCTCTGGTGACGTAACGCCTCATCAGCCTTGCAGTACGGGCGAAGCCCGTCTTTCTTCTGACGATCCTTAAAGAAACAGGTTTCGGGCAGGTTTCGCCCACAGATTTTGCACACTTTGTAGTTCATGAGCGTGAGTATGAGTGCAATTTACTCCTGTGTCAAGACTTTCTTTGAGTGCAATTAACTACCACGGCAAGGCTTTTCGTTGAGGGCAACTAGCGCCCGTGTCGGGGCTTTTTCTTTGAGTGCAATTAACTACTATTCGTTGAGTGCAATTAACTCCGGGAGGTGGGGGAAGAGGTCGAAGTGGGAGAGAGTGCTCCTTCTACCCCGGAAGCGAGTGCCTTTGGTCCCCCGCCCCCCT